GCTCTTCATATAACGCTTATACTTTTTGATTAATTTATTAATTTCTTTTTCTTTAACGGTAGCACCAATAGCAAATCCATTACTATCATCTGTCATTCCTTCTTGCCACTCTTTAGGATACTCAGGAAGACGAGAAACATCTTCTCTTGCTTGCTCAACCGCAGCAATAGTTTCTCCAGTAGGAGATTCTACTACTTCTATATCAGGAATAACTAAACCATCTTTGCCTATCTTCTCTTCAGGAATGTGGTTTACTTCTTGTGCGGAAACGTCTACAATTTCGTCGGACATAATTTCTCCAATGTTATGTTTATTCTATCAGGTTTGTTTAATAAAATCAAGCGAGACTAATGGTGATGCTAACCGTAATCTTATCACCACTTACTGATACTGTGTAAGGACCATTTTCAAACTTCTCAGCAGCAAGAAGATTGCCACTGGTTGCTCCTACTAGATAGTAACCATACACTGCTCCAGCAGCACCAGTAAACTGCCATGTTTGTGGTGTAGTTGTGGCAACTCCAGCAGCAACAGACCAGTCACTAGACTCAAGAGTCTTCACAACATATCCTTCACCACTAACCTCAGTAAACTGAGACGCTGTAGTAGATGTCTCTGGGTCTACATCATTAGAATATAACTTGAGAGTCTGGTCTTCAGACTCTAAGAATGCTGACAACATGGTATTAATACCAGTTGATGTGAGTTGAATTGCCACTTTATCCTCCTATTTCTTTTTCTTTTCGGTTGGCGGTTTGTTTCCCCAAAGTTTGGGACTGATTCTACCTTCAGTTTGTGTCATGTTTTTAAAATCACTACGATAATTGTCCCAATAGTGGTCAAAGATATCCACTTGCTTTGAAGCAATGACAATATCAAATTTAGTCAATCCATCCTGTAGATACTCTACAATATAAGTAGTGTAAGGAAGACCTCTGTCCTGCGCTAATGAAGCGTCACAGTCAGCGTGGAGTATCTTCAAGACCGTCCACCCCAAGCAATTTCGGGGAATGCTTCTTTGACTAGTGTAGCAGAAATACGAGTGTATTTCTTTTGGAGTGCTTTGTCCTTCACAATACATAACAACTCCGCCTCTTCCGAATGGAGTGTTTCTAGAAGACCAATGAAGATTTCTTCACGCTTCATGTTACTCACCGTGATACCACCCTTCACAAAATATGCAAACTTACGTTGGTTTTGGTCAAGGAAATCATGCTCAAGACCCTTAGGTGCATCATTAGGACGGTAGGGCACATCACCTTCTGGAATAGCAGACTTCACAGTCTCATCAAAATTCCAAATGAAAAGACTCCGTAAAGCTTGCGAGTTATTATCCTGAAGAATTTTTTTCTTCTCTGCTTTTGTCTTAGCGTTGTTAACTTTCTGCAGAATTTCTGTAAGTAAAAGTTTCATGTCAGTTTTTATTAAAGGATAATTTATTGCTATTGCGGAAAACAAATTCCTGCATAAGTGTATTCAGATTGTGCTCTTTGAAATATTCAAGAGGCACCTGCTTCACTTGATTATTTAGGGATAGGTATTCGTCAACAATTTTCTGGTCTAAGTCATGAGGAATCTGTGTGAGGTCAATAAGACACTTATTTCTCTCATAATTCTCCATCAACTCAGTTGTGTTACAGAAAACAGATGGGTCTAACTTTACCCATTTTTCTAAGTTTTTCTTACTTATAGGTTTCTGTCTTTTACCTGATACAAATGTGTCAGCATCTGATAAGAAGTTTGGAATACCATCAGACTTATCTCCTTTGAGTATATGCTCTAGGATATACATCTTTGGGTCTTGATGTTTAATTTCTTTTTTTAAGATAGGATTAAACTGCTTGACAAAAGGATATCTTTGTAGTTGGATGAAGTCTTTGTCTCCAGAGAGAATCAAAACTTTATCTAATTTTTCTCCTTCCTTATGCTTTCTAACGTTTAGTTTTGCCTGGTATGTTACCAATGTAGAGATTACATCATCTGCTTCGGCACCATAGACTTCGACAACTTTGTATGGGAAGTATGTCTTAATCTCATCACGAATCTTATTCAAGACTTCAAAGATAGCATTCCAATCTAAGTCAGATTCTTCACGGTCTTTCTTTCTATTCTGTTTGTAGTATGGAAAGGTGCTCTTACGCCAGTAGTGTTTGCTGTCATAAGCTAGAACCATCTCACCATACGTTTGTTTGTATTGCTTCTCGTAAGATAATAATCCAGTGAGGACCATATGTCTTACGAGGTCTTCATTCAGCACACTCATTTTGAGTTGCATCATCAGATTACTAATCATAATCTGATTCATATCAATAAGAATCATTTAATCCTCGTCGTCAGTTTCCTCATTGTCATTCATAAACGATACTCGTAGCAAATCATCGCGATACATTTGACCATTTTCGTCAAACATTTCTGGGTGCAGGACATGCTTGGCATATCCAGCGTTGTTATACCACGCATCAAAGAGATCTTTGAGATTCCATACTAGCACACCTCCTAAGATGAAGGCACCTACTGTAATGAAAAATGCGATAAACAAAAACGGTGCTGTTGCTTCCATTAGTCTACTCCGTTGATTCGTTTTTGTCAATCTCCAAAGTGAATTTGAATTGTCTTCGGAAGATTGATACTGTTTTACTAAAAATAAAATCCGACCTTGGTCTTCTTATTTTCTTCCCCCGAAGCATTAATTCCACTCCTTTATTTATTTCAAACTCCTGTCTTTGTTTTGTTTTTACTTCCAGGTTTTCTTCCAGGTCTTCGCTCTTTTTCATATCTCTCAGCATCCTCAATCATTTTGTAAAGGTAATCTCTATACTTAGTGGCACGGACTGTGCCCATCCATCCATAGCATTCCGTCAAATCTGCTGGTCCTCCATCCAAATACATATCAAGATGCTTTGATTCATCTCTCATCTGAGACACTAGACTGCTATTAAGGAAAGACACCATGTCTCTCCTTTTCATCTTCTCTGACTTTGCAAAGTCGTAGATATTTAATTTGTATTGTTGGTCTGTAACTGCCAAATCAATAGCACCATTTACCAAAGAATATATTTCATCAGACATCTCATTTCTTGGGTGGGTCAACTAACCCTTTCTCTAAAAATAATTTAGCAGTCTCGACCAAACCACCAATAGATTTTCCATCGATTACAACGTATGGAAACCCATCCGCCATAGGAAATTGCTGCATAAAAGCAGCGCGACTAATATCATCTCCCACTGTAACATTATTATAAGTTACCTTTGCTCTTTCAAATAGTTTCTTCAAGGTTGTGCAATGATTGCAACCAGGACTAGTATACGCTGTAATATTTTTCATGTTGTTATTGTATTCTCCGTCACTATTCCAAATAAAAAATGTGATTGTTAGTCTAGTAGTATCTATACTATCACCAAACAAATGGTCTGGTCCATGTAAATGCTCACCAGGATATGTTACTAGTCTATTATACACGTTAGGGACACACTCGTCAAGCAAGCATGTCCCTGTGTTTTCTGGTGGGTCAGGCGTGAGATAAATGATGCCAGCAAAATCACATGGGTCTTGGTGCCATTTCATGTCATGAAAACTATCTACCTCGTCCATGACTCTCTTGGGAGTGCAGTGAAAAAATACCTCACACTTATCAATTGTCCTTCCAGTTTTTTCTTCAACTGTAGAATAAATCTTTGAAAGTATTTCTCCTTCTAATTTATTCTCAATAGATAATTCTTCACTTCTATATCCCATCCATCTCTCTGCTGGGTTAGGTCCCACATAATCTTTTCTTGAAATAGCGTACTCTCTATAGATTGATGGGTCATCAAAGTAATTATCAATTATTATCATGGATTGTGTGGGTCTATTCCCAATTGTTTTAAATATTCAGTCCAAGGGACAGGACGACCTTGCTCAGAATACCACTCAGACAAAGCATCATCGATAGTCGGTGCGATCTCCATATTCCTCTTCTTCCTCATCAACATCTGCATATGCATTGACCACGAAGGGTCCTCGTTTTCGGGAATGTTCTTTTCCGACATAAGAAAATTCAGAATTGACGGCAGATACCCAAACAGTAAGTT